CACGCCGCCGATAATTGCGCTGTACAGAGCGTCCGCCGCCCACTCCTCGTCATAGGCCGCAGAGGGGTCATAGGTGAGCCTCTGCAAGATAGGCTGGGCCGCCGCTTCCAGAAACTCCTCGCCGCCCTCTGACAGAATGGACGTGACCAGCGCACCGGCGGGCTTCTGCGTGATTCTGGAAAGGGTCTTGCTCAGGTCAAGAGCACTGGACCCAAAGGCCCGCTTGAACGCGCCGATGTTGCCGATTTTCTCCGTCAGGGAGCTGACCAGGGCGCTGCCCGCGCCGTAGGCCAGCTGCTGGCCCGTGCTGGCCCCGGCCTGCCGCGCTTCTTGCGCCGCGCCGCCAAAAGAGCGGGCCGCCATGGATGCAGTACCGGCGCCTGGGATCAGCAGGGAAAGACCCAGGTCTCCCACCAGATGTGCCCCGGCGACACCAACGTCAACTGCCGCCTGTCCGACTTTTCCAAGGCCCTGCTTTGCAGATGCAATCTGCTGCTGACCTGTGGCGCTCAGCCGGTCCGCTGTCTGCTGCATCCGGTTTGCCGCGTTGTTCGGGTCACCGGCGACAGCACGGTTTTCCGCCTGCATCCGTGCGATGCTCTCCTGAATGGTTGCGCGCTGGGCGTTGTTGAGCACTTTCCCGTCGGAGGTCCGCCCGCTGGCAAGGCTCTCCTGGAGCCGCTTAATCTGCCTTTTGTTGTAATCCGTGTCTGTGGAAAGCGTCCCGGCGGTATTGACATAGCTACCAGCGGCGGTGTTGAACGCGCCGGACAAAGCATCAGAGGCCCGGTCCGCCACAGTCTGCTTCCCGGCGGCGGCCCGCATGGCCTTCATCTGGGCGTTGACCTGGTTCAACGTAGTCATGTCCAGATCCACAGCGGCTTGCCGCCGCAGGTTTTCCAGCCGGTTCATCTCGCTGGTGTATTCTGCGACGGCCTTTTGTGCCGCGGATGCTTCTTTCCCTTTTTGAATTGCCGTTTGGGTGCGCTCCGCTCTTTCCGTCGAAGTACGAGCACGGTTCTGCGCCGCGTCTTCCCGTTGTTTTTGTGCTACAGTGCCAATGATCGCCATAAGTCACCTCACGGAATCGAAAGAGTATAGGTCCCGTCAGAATTTCTAGTTGCCGTCAGCTTTCCGTCCTGGACACTTTGCATAGCAGATGCCCATGTCATGTAAGTAGTGGCCCCCCCCGGACTTGTGACCTTGACCATTTTGTCGCCGTGGTCATTGGTAAAAGCATCGGTGTCCAGATTCGAGATGTCTGAAATGGGACCGGGAGCAGGCACAGGCGCCGGAGCAGGTGACGGCGTTTTAACAGGAGTCTGGTTTAACACGCTCCCATTGTACGGAACACCCATGTAATACTCATAGGCCGAAGTTACGCCGGGAGTTACCAGACCGTCCGCCAACGCGTCCATCATCTGCGAGTAGGTCAAAAGCGGCTCGCTGGGGGCCATCTGCGCCGCGTACAGCTCATTGAGATAGTTCTGCTGGGCAAGAGCGTCCTGCTGTTGCTGATAAGCAAACTGCGCCTCCCACCGGGCTTGCTCCTGCGCCAGCTGTTGCTGTTGCAGGGCCACGTTCTCCTGCCGCACCATTTCGTTATACAGGGCGTTGGCGAGTTGCATATTGCCTTGCGCCTGCGCCTGGTTGATCGCCGCCTCATACTGGATCTTCATCTGAGCCAGCGCCAGGGCGTTGTCCGCCAAAGACTGGGACTCCTGATTTCCAATGTTGGCGAGATTCCCCTGATAAGCCGCGCTCTGGGCCAGGGCCATCTGGCCGGACGCGCCGGTGTTCAGCCCCTGCATAATGCCGTACTCGTTCATGCTCATGCGCTCCAGCTCGTTCTGCGCCGCCGCCTGATTCCGCGCCTGGTTGTAGAGGTCCCGGATCAGATCGTCCTGGGCCTGTAGCTCTGCCGCGCCGGACTGGTAGGAGGCGTTCAGGGACGCCAGCTCCGCCGCCATCTGCTGTGCGTACATCTCTTTGAGATAGGCGGTCAGGTCGTTGCCACTGCTGTATCCGCCGGAAGCAGGATAGCCGCCCGGATCGTAGCTCATTTGAGGTGCGTAGGTCAGCTCCAGCGCGTTTTTCTGCGCCTGGGTCATCTGCCCGGTGGCAAGGTTATAGTAATCTCCAAGCAGGTCCCCGCTCTGGCTGTCCGGGAACATCAGGTTCAGGAAATTCTGCTGGTAAGCGCTGGTCTCGTTGGTGGGTAGCCCCCACTCCCGGCGTCGGGCGTCCACGGCGGAGAGGGCTCCAAGGTCCGTCACATTACCGGCTTTGTCAATGGTGTAGCCGTAGCCGGAGCGAATCTGGTTTGCCAGCTGGTTGGCCTGGTCGCCGGTAATCTGCCCAGCGTTGAGCTGGGCACGGATGGCTTCCACACGGGCCAGGTCATTGGCGGAGAGCATCTCTTCATCCGTCCAGAGATTCCCGCCGCTGTAGGTGCCGTTTTTGACGTAGTAGTCCTGGTGAGGCGTGTAGTCCACAGTGCCCTTTTTGGAGGTGGTAGCATACCCGTTGTCGTCATAGAACACGGTGAAGCCGCCGCTGGTGGCGTACTGTCCCGCCAAGTCCTGTCTGCGGGACATGTCCGGCATGGCGTCGGTAGACCATTTGGTCCCGGACTGCAAAAGCGGGGACGTGTCTTTCCCGATGTTGGTCACGCCGTAGACGCTGTTGCCGGAGCTACTACCAGAAGTTTTCTGAGAGCTTCCAGAAGCGCCGCTGACTATGCCCGATCCGCCGCCGGAGCCTCCGACCGCATCAACAGGTTTTGCCGTTGTTACGGTGGATTTATTGGAAGTGGTGCTCCCGGAAGAACTGCCGCCGGAAGAGCCGCCGCTTTTACTCCAGCTCCCGGAGTTGTCCTTGCTGTAACCGCCCGCCGCCAGCGCGGCGGAGACAGACCCATACTGCTTTACCTTTTCTGCAAGGGTAGCCATATGCTATCCCTCCTTTTCCGTCAATGCGCGGGCCACGCCCCTCTTGACCATCACCGCCGCCTGCGCCCGCGTGCAGAAGGCGTTGGGGCTGGACCCGTCGGTGATGCCCAGATCCTTAGCCTCACTCAGCTCCGCCCGTAGCGTGTTGCTGACACCGGACTTGCTCAGCACATACTGCATCCGGTTTGCCAGTTGTAGCACCTGCTCGTCGCTCAAACTCGCGATATCCATATCGTCCTCCAATCTCCGCTTAAACGCGGCCCAGGCGGTCTCATCCACGAAGTAGGCCGGGCACAGCTTCCCCGATACGTCGAAGTGCCGCACCACGTTCTCCAGCGGGATATCGTACTGCTCCATCAGCATCCGGCACAAAGACGCCGCGTTTTCCAATACCGGCTCACTGGGCAGGATGCCGCCGCCCCGCACCGGGTCGCACAGCTCCACGCTCAGGCTGTTGGCGTTGGTCACGATGCCGTGGAGGGTCCCGCCGCCGGTCTCCGCGCTGCTGGCGTATTTGCTGCCACCAACGGCCCAGGCCGTTACCAGCTCCGGCACGGAGCGGTAGACCTCCGCGTCGTCCACAAAGTAGTGGGCGCTGGTCCTGACCACGCTGCTGTGGAAATACCGGGCGTTGTTGGCGGCTGTGTCGCCGTCGTTGCCGGTGTAGTGAATGACCAGGTACTTGATCTTATCAGCGGTCCGGAAACCGCCGTGGTTCCCGGACGCCGCCAACAACTCTTTTAAAACGTAGCTCATCCGTCCACTTCCGGGATGCCCGCGATGCTGGTCAGCAGGCTCAGGATGCCCGCCAGCACGGAGGCCGACAGCACCACGGGCCAGTTCACGTCCCCCATCACCACGCTGGTGCCGATGGTCGCCACCGCCGTCTGGGCGATAGTCTTCACGGCGCGGACGCCCGCCGCCTTCCACCACAGTGTCCAGTCTCTCATGCCTCTTCCTCCTGGGGAGGGACCCACCGCTCCGCGCTGACGGCGTAGCCGCTCTCGTTGTAGGCCACGTCGAACTCGCCCGCCACGGTCTTCTGCCGCACGGTCTTGCCCGCCAGGTCCGGACGCTTTCGCATATCCGGGGTGCGGGGGTAGATGGGCTTGCGCTCAAAGCCCCGGTCCTCAGGCTCAAAGAAGCCCATGGCCATCTCCTCCTCGGTCCAGCCGCCGTCCCTGCCGGGTTCCAGGTGGAATCCCGCGCCGATCTTGGCAAGCTCCGCGTTGGCCTCCTCCACGGTGATCTCCTTGTTCTCGTACCGCTCCATGATGTCGTTGATCTGCGCTCTCATTGTGATGCTCCTTTCAGTTTTGATTTTCATTGTCGTATTCCAGGTGCTGAATGCGCTTTTCATGGTCCTCCAGGGTCTCTCCCTGCTTGTCCACCTTGGCCCAGATCCGGGCATGGTCCTGAGTGTTCTTGCCGTTGAGGTCGTCTAACCCCCGGTTGACGCTCTTCATCTCCTCCCGGAGCTGGACGATGGAGGTGTTCAGGCTCAGCAGGGGCCTGCCGATGGTCACGAACAGCCCTACCAGCGTCACCAGGACGCCGATTACGCCCCACTCGGTCATGTCACCACCTCCCACGCCGCCGCGTAATCCGCAGGGCTAAAGTTGGTGTCCTGGACGCACTTATAAATCAGCCCGTCCGTCCAGATCATGTACTCCCCTTTCCGGTAGATGTCATGGCTCCCCATCACCGGCACGAAGGGCCGCGCCGTCTCCGGGGATTTCCCGTGGAGGGGCCGCCAGAAGGTGAACCACGCGGCGTTGTCCGGGTGGATGTCGGGGTACACCGCGTTGTCGTGGGCCTGGAAGCACTCCCAGGTCTGGTTGTTTGCGTTACGGATATCGCCCACACTGTAGTTGCCGGGAATCCAGTCGTCGTAAAGGCCGCTGGCCCGGATGCGCTGGTCATCATCGTCGATGGGGATGCCCTGTGCGTGGAGCTTGGAGACGTAAATGGTAGATTTCAGCTTTTCATAGATGTCCATAAGTACCCTCCTTACGCGGACGCGACGGCTGTTTCAAGTGCCTCAAGCCTATTCATGATGTTGACGTAGGCAGATGTCGGAAATTCCGTAATGCTTTTTATTGGGGTGTAATCGTTACATTCACACAGGACGACGCCGTTTCCGTACGCGGCTGAGTGTATCTGCTTTGGTGTATAAATCTTTTTCCAAGTTACTAAATCATTGCTGACACTCACGGTTAATCCACTACTGTCGCCAAACGCGATATATGTGCCTTCAACGTATATTACCAGGTTCGCTCGCGAGATTGCGCAAGTATTCCAACGCCATGTGATGCCATCTTCGCTGTAATATACATAAGAAGCCGAACTATTATATCCAACAGCCACAAACCGCTCGCCAGCAAATATTACGTCATAAATTTGATGAGTCGAATTTGTCTGATACGCCGTCCAATTTGTTAAATCAGTGCTGTAATAGATATAACCGGAGGACTTCGAAACAGCAACATATACGCCTTTTCCGTATGTAAATCGGCCAACATTTGTTAAGCTTGTGGTAGAGCCTGTTACCGTTGCGGTATGTGTTGTCCATGTCACGCAGTCTGCACTCGTCAAAACCGTGTTGGCTGTACTAAACACGATGAACAGCCCATTTGCGAATGAAAGAGCGGTAACATACGTGACGGGAAATGTAAACTCTGTCCACGTTTCGCCGCCATCTCGGCTGAAAATTCCCGTTCCACTAGCATTAATTACTAAAAATATTCCGTTTCCGTATACCATTTCCTTAGACTGGACAGTCATCGGGACCGTAACCGATGTCCACGTCTCGCCGCCGTCTTCGCTATATCTGGCGTAATTTGTTCCGCTTATTGATGTGACAGCAACGTGTCGCCCATTTCCAAATGCACACGACCTAAAATATGAACTGGGGATGTTAGTACCAGCATTAGACATTTTGTAGAACGCTGGCCACAGCCCTAGCAGGTGCTCGTTTTTTTCCGTATTCGCCAGCTTCCCAAACGCCCCATCCGGCGTAGCCGTCGCCGGGTCAAGGCCCAGGGAGGTCGCGGTGGCGGAGGACAGGGTCTCTTCCTTGGTGAATACGTTGCCAATAGCGGTTCCGGCCTCAGTGATGAGTTGGCGGATATCGCTGTGGGCCGTATTGCTTGCGTTATGGGTGCTGACGGCAGCAGAGGCGGTGCCGGATGCATCCGCGCCCACCATGGAGGCGTCATAGTCGCCCCCCTGCGGCTGCACCGCGCCTGCCCGCCCGTTGAAGGTGAGAACGCCGCCGCCCGCCGCCTTCTGCGCCTGGTCCGCCCAGTATTGGGCGTTGTTGGTGTCCTCGCCCTGCCGGGTTCCTGTGCCGCCCACAGCCCAACTCTGGGAATTGGTCGCCGCGTTTTGTGCGGCGGTGCTGGCCGTCTGCGCTGTCCCCGCGCTTCCGCTTGCCGCGCTGGCGGACTGGGAGGCACCGGTCTGTGCACCCAAAGCTGTCTGAGCGTCCTGACTGGCGCTGGTCGCCGCGTTGGTCGCTGTCAACGCGGATGCCGCCGCCGCTTCCGTCAGTGCTCTCGTTTGCGCCACAATGCCGTTTGTGGAGTCCACCCGTTGCTGTTCTGCTTCTGCGCGGGCGGCTTCTGCCGCTTTGCGCTCCGCCTCCGCAGAGGCGCGTCCCTGTTCGGCCTGGACGCGGGCAGCTTCGGTCTCCAGCCGGGTCGTCTCATTTCCCACCCGCTCGATCTCGTTCGCAACGCGCTCCGATTCCGCCAGCGCTCGGGCCTCCTCGGTCAGCTCGTCGGCGATGATGGTGGGGACCAACTGCTCGTTGATGTACTTCTTGGTCTGCTCGCCGCCCCTGTCAAACTCCGCCTTCAGCTCGGCGGCGGTCAGGCCGCCCACGTCGTTGGGCTCGTCGTCCAGCTTTTGGATGATGACCATGTCCTCGTCAAAAGTAGGGACGATTACAGGAGTCACGCTGGTAACTGCTTTGTTGTGGTCAAGTGTCTGCGCCATATCCTTTCACCTCACGATCTTGGTACTTCTCCAGACTCGTTGATTTTCCGCTGTAAGGCTCCGTATCCCGCGCCGCCCCGCACCGGAGGTGCCGCCTCGTCGGTGGCGCCGGGAGGCGCGCCGCCCTCCTCCACAGGAAGCCCCATCATCTGCATTTGCAACCGCTCCTGCTGCTGTAGCGTGGCGATCAGGGTCTCCCGGTCTGTGATCTGTCCGGCGGGGAGCCGCTTCAGATACTCCACGGTGGAGATCTTGCCCTGCATCAGCAGGTTGTCCAAAGTCTGCATACTGGCGATCTCCGACCAGTAGGAGGAGGCTCCCACGTCCAGCTCCACGTTAAAGTGGATGTCCTTTAGGATGGAGAAGTCAAAGGGGATAACCACCTTGCTCTCGTCAAAGGGATTGCGGATCTCCACATAGCGCTCCCCATAATACTCGCCCATGAAGGCCATGTAGATGCGGCCCAGATCCTCAATGCTCTGCAAGAGGTTTTGCTTGGTCAGCTCCATGGGCGTTGCCGCGGCTCGCTGCAGGGCGATGATGGCGGAGGTGTTGTCCGGCCGGGTATCGCCCAAGGCAACATCCGTAGCGCCCAGAAACTTCTGGGTGTAGGAGATGGCCAGCTCAATAAACTGGGAAATCTGCGGAGAGATGGAGGCCGGGTCAATGATCTTCGCCACGCTGTCCACCGGGCCGTTGACGCCGATCTGAGCGCCCACCCGGTTGCTCCACTTGGCGACCTTGGTCTTGTCATAGACGATCTTGGGATAGGCCAGGGTCATCAGGGAGATCATGGACATGGCGAAGAGTTTGTTCACAAAAATCTGATTTGGAATCAAGCCCGTGATCATAGCCTGTCCGTGATAGCAGTCCTGCACGTAGTCCCAGCACATCCAGGTCACAGGGTACAGGTCGATGCCCAGGTCCCATTCCGGTTTTATCGTAACGGTTTTGGTGCTTTCGTATCCGTGGATATTCCCGGTTTTTTCATCCCGCCAGAGCTTCAGCAGGACCGTCACCTTATTCCCGGCCAGGTTGTCCATGAAGTTGTCTCCTGACTCTTTGGTGTCGGGCTGGATCAGGTCGATCTCGTCCTGACTTCTGCCGGCGGCCTTGGCCCGCTTCCGCGCCTCCTTCACCAGCATCCGCCGCTCAATAAGAATGTAGGGCTGAGTCTGCACGTCCCGGCTGTTTGGGTTGCCAAACAGCACCTGTGTGTTCAGCAAAATCTCCGTGCGCAGTGCGCCCTTGCTCTGCTGTCCGGTGTCCACGGCAGGGTCCCAATAGGTGTATGTACATCCGTCAGCATCCACGGCGGCGTTGCGGGTAAATTCCCGGATCACAGACCCCATTTTGTTCATTTCAAAGATGCCGGCAAACTGGTCGTTGAGAATGTCCGTCAGCGCCTCCATGGCCCGTTCACTCCGCTGTCCGCTGGAGGGTAGGGCCTTGGCGTGCAGCTTCAAATTGTCTGTGGAGACATTGGCGACAGAAAACAGCACCACCCGCTTGAGGAAGTTGAACACAGGGGTAGGCAATCCATTGGACACGACTCCCTCCCACTGCTTGCCAATAAAAAAGTTCTCGTTGGTCTGCACGCAATCGTACAGCTCAATGCCGTTGTTGAACTGCAACCCGGCTTCATACTCGGTTGTCATCTGCTGGGGCGTCATTTTTGCCATCTTTCGATCCCTCACTTTACGTTGCCGGTATATCTCAGCTGGATGTCCGTCTCCAGCACCGTGGCAGTGGCGGAGGCCGACAGGCTCTTGAAGATCAGCTTATAGAACGTCGCCTTCTTAACCTTCATTTTTACCCGCTTTACCTTGGGTTTGCGGTTTGTGCCAAAGGAAAAGTGTGAAAAATCCACGTTTGCAAAAGTGGCAAGTCCCGCTGACACCAGCTTTTCCGGGTAATCGCTTCGCTTGTTGCTCTCCACGGTGACGGTGATCCGCGCGCCGCCCTCCGGTTTGATGGTCACAAAAATCATGGGGCTGTACTTCAAAAGCCAGCTACGGTCAAAGCTCATAGAGCCGGTGGCGGCATAGGCGTCGATGTCCGCCCCGTCATCGTTGCGGTACACCCGGTCCACATGGATCACACGGCCGTCTGCGGAAAAGCCATAGATCTGATCCTCCACCTCCAGCATCTGCGCAAAGGGCATATTGGTGTACAAATACCAGGTATCGTTGGCGTAGTTCAGAATCAGGGCCTTTTCCCCGTCCAAAAACCAGTATTCTTTCAGCGTCTTGCTGTTAAACGTCTTGATACCGGGCAGGTTAAATCCATCCATGGTGTTCTGTACCCGGTCGGAGATCCGGCTGGCGTTTCGGCTGTCCGCTGTGATGTTGCCCGTGGCGGTGGGCTTCCACTGGAAGACCGCGTGCCCGTCCAGCGTCAGAGGGTTGTTCTCTAAGAGCTGGACCTGCCCGGGCGCCTCGTTGCCGTATTGTCGGTTCACCGTGGTCACATAGAAAGAGGGGACCACCACGCCGGAGGCCGTTGTGGTGACAGAGTAGTCGATGGACCAGGCGGAGGCGGTCTTGAACACCAGAAGGCGGGAGTAGTGCCGGATCATGGCGGTGATGGGAGTGTTCTCGTCTCCCACCTGGGCCTCGTAGAGGTCCGGGAAATACTCCGCGCTTGGAACACCGTTGTCCAGGTCGTTGCCGCTGTAGATGGTCTTGTTGCTTCCATCCCCGTAGAGGAACACTCGCGTGTCTGTCGTCCCGTTGAAAAACTCGGCAAATCGCATGGCGGTGACCTGGGCGCGCTCCCCGTCTCCCTTCCGGTAAGTGATCACCAGAGAGTTGACGCCGGCGGCCGGGGCAGAGGTAAATTTGACCTTCTTTTTATTACTGGTGTCCAGTGACCAGGTCTTGTCTGTCCCTTCTACCCCCACAACTTCATCCGCTTCGTCCGGCAGATAAAACTCCGTAGCCGTCCCGTCAGGGCTGAACTTCACCTTCCGCTTTCCGGTCAGCCGGTTCACGTTCTCCAGAAGAAGGCCGACTCCCGCCGGACTGGTAGCGGTCTGGACAGTGGGGACATAGCCCTCCACCTCCTGAAACTGCGTATCAGCGGCGCCGTCCCAGACCATGTATTCATGTCCGTTCAGCAGATACACCTTGCCGCCGAATCCGAAGAAAAAGGTGTCGTCCTGGGTGCAGGTCCCCACCGGCGTCATGGAGGACTGCGCAATATCCACATCAAACAAAACACCGCCAAATGCGGCGATCATGTGAGCCTCTTTGTTGACCAGGCCGTGCCATACACCGCAGAGGCGCGGGTTAGTGATCTCCGTCTCATGCTCCGTAGCCCAGAGGTCCCAGGCGTCCCGCAGGCACAAAAGCGTCCTTGTCCCAGGGCGGATCTGTAAATGCAGGTCCGGCGTGATCTTGAAGTTGCGCATTTCGGAAAGCTCGCCGTTTTTCAGGTTCGTATCGCCGTCAGGGTTTTCATTCAAGCCCAGAAACTCCCGGATCTTGAGCACGCTGATCTCCGGATTAGCTGTCAACTGAGCCATCGTCAACCACCTCCATAGGCCAAATATCCCTCGTTCATCTCGCCGCCGGTCATGGCCTCGTCATAGTCCACGGCGGCGTCTTTGTCTTCGTATGTTTCGGTCACCTCCGCCCGTTCCGCTGTCAGCGTCCGGGTGACTGCAAAATAGCGGAGGGCGTCACAGATATGGGTGATATCATGCGGCTCTGTGGCGCAGTCCGACGGGTTTTTCTCGTCGTGCTGAATGGCGGGAAGATTGCGGATCAGCCCCTTGCACTCCTCTGTCACCAGAAGACCAGGCCGGTCTTCATCTGACCGCATGGGCTTAAGCAATTCTTTCAGCGCCATCCAACCCTGTACCCGGTTGTTGCTGGCACGCAACAGGCCAAGCCCATTTTCCGCAAACAGTTCCGCCATGCTCTTGCCGCTGTCCTTCTGCCGGTTCCACAGATCCGGCGGCGCAATCGTCGCCTCAATATGTTCTCCGACCGGCGTTAAGTCCAGCATCAGATTCGCCGCGGCGGACACAATCAAGTCCGACTGCTGCACTTCCCGGTAGACATAACACCGACCGTCAAAGTCCACCGCGATCCAGAGGCACGCCAGCATATCCAGGCCATAGTCAAAGATCCGGTACTTTTTCCATTCCGCCGGAACGCGCACAAAAGGCGCGATCACGTGAGTCTCCCGCCGGAACTCCGGAAAGAAGGTGCCTGCCAGCGCGTCCCAGTCGCCGTAGCGGTGGGCGCGGCGAATATCCTCCGGTAGCAGGTCCAGCATCTGTACATACTCGGGGGACGCCTTCAAAAGCTGGGGGTTGTCGTCTACCGTCGCGTGGATAAAGCTGTAATCCTTGGCATTTTCATTTTCGTAATACTCTCTGTCAATGAACAGCCGCTTTACCCACATGTGGCCGATGCCGCCGGGGTTGCAGGTGAGATACATCCGCTTGGGAATGTTGTTCACACCGCGCAGGTCTGCGCCCAAAGTGCGAAACTGCCGCTCTGTGAACTGGGTAGCCTCTTCGATAAAAATCCAGTCATATTCAATGCCTTGGTATTCGTCATCATCGTTTGGCCCATAGTGCCCAAACTTGATGATGGACCCGTTGACAAAGAAGAACATCCGCATGGAGCCGTTGTAGCTGGCGATCTCCATGGGGATCATCTTCCGCATGGGCAGGATAATATTCTGCTCCAATTCCGGGTACTCACGCCGGACGATCAGGATACGGATACCGGGATAGGTCAACGCACCGCCAAAGGCTTTCAAGCGTAGCACATGGGTCTTTCCGCCGCCCCGTGCACCGCCGTAAGCGGTGTAGCGGGTGCGGGATTGGCAGAACTGTTTTTGCTTGGGGTTCAGATCGCCCATGTCGATATTGACCGCGCCGCTATTATTGTGTTTCTTATAAGCCATGCGCTCACCTGTTCCGGTAGATTAGAGATAGGCCCCCCCGAACATTGGCGAGGGGGCCTTTTTCGTTTGTTATGCCACGGTCTTGACGACCACAATGCCGTCCTTCTTGGCGTCCAGTACAAAGGAGTCATAATAGACTCTGCCCTGGACCACGGGGCCGCTGAAGCCCTGTACCTTCTGAAGCACGTCATACTGCCGCAGCTTCACGGGATCGACGCTGCAGCCCTTGTACTTGATGATGGCGCCAACACCCTCCGGCATCCAGCTGGTGGGTACGGGCTTGAGCACGCAGTTGTCGATCATGCCGGCGGCGCCCTTGGTGATGGCCTTGACGCCAGTTCCCTCCAAGGCAAGGATCGCGTCGGCCTGGATCAGGAGCTTGTACCACGCCACGCTGATAAACATGGTGCGGCTTTCCACAGGAACCAGATCCTCCGTCGCCAGGGAGTTGGCGTCGATCAGGTTGCCCAGGATGGTGTTCTTGGTCACAGCCGCCTCGGGCGTAAACTCGTTGCCGGCACCAGCGGCCCACTGTGCCAGACGATACTGGTCCATGGTGGGGATGATGACCTCGTCGATCTGGCGCCGCAGGGCCTTGCCCGCCGCCTTGTCGATGGCCTGGTCCGTCTGGTCGCCTGCGTCGATGGCGAAGGTAAAGCTCTTGTCCTGGGTGCAGGTCATCTCCTGGACAGTGTCGCCCAGATTCGCCACAGCGCCAAAGCGGTTGCTGGCGGCGGTCCGGTTGAAATCGTTCAGGGGCGCAACATCCACGGAGTAGACCTTGATGGTCTTTGCGCCTACAAAGTCATAGTCATGGCCGCAGGCGGAATCGGTAATAGAGCCAAGATGAAACCGCTCGGCGATCTTGGACGAATACTTGGTCGTGTAATTGACTGCCATAAAATCCTCTCTTTCTTGTCGGTCCGACGCAAAGGAGGACGCCTAAGCATCAGCTGTCCCAGCCCTCCAGGAACGGGTCGCGGGACTTGATCTCGCCGCCGGCGCTCTGCATACTGCCGGTGGAGCGTGCCGCGTTGTTCTGGTTCTTGGCCTCTACAGTGGCCTTGCCCTCTGCCGCCAGACGTGCCGCACGCTCCTGGTCCAGCGCGTAACGGCCATAGGCGGCAACAAGAGAGCTGCCATTGCGGACCTCATCCCATACCTGGGGCGGGATTGCCTTCGGGTCCTTTGCTGCGTCGGGAAATGTTCGTTTGAATTCTGCAATGTCCGCCTCCCGGCGGGCTTCCGCGCTTTTCTGCGCCGCATTGGCCTGCTCTGCGGCCTGCCGGCGCTGGGCCTCCGCCTCTTCCTTCACAGCAATGGCGGCTTCCCGGTCTTCCAGCTCCACGGCTCGCCGGGCCTCGGCCTCGTTCATTCCTTCAGACTGTTTGGCCTGGGCACGCAGATGCGCGATATAATCCTTGGTGTTCATGCCTGCCTTGTTGGCAAACGCACTGAACAGGTCCATCATGGGTCGGGTCTCGTCGTATGCGCTGCGCACACGGTCATAGTCCCGAGCTTTCTGCAGCAGCTCCGGGGTGATCTGCTCCGCAGTCACAGTCTCCTTCTGGCCCATGTAAGTGATCTCCCAGCTGCTCGGCAATGCAGGCTGTACAGCTTCCGGCTGGTCTGCCGCCTGTTCAACGCTCTCCTGCTCCGGCTGGGCAGATTGCTGCGCTACCGCCTGCTCCTCTTCCGCAGGCTCCGGCTGGTCCGCCGGCTCCTCCCGGTCAGAAGTCAGTGCGTCCTCGTCCCATCCCTCCAGAAATCCGTCGGTCTCCTGCACCTGGTCTGGCGCGGTCTCTTCCATGCCCTGTTCCTGGGTGACGGTGGTATTCTCTTCCATGTGATGTCTCTCTTTCTCCGCCTGGTTTGGCGGGCCTGTATTTCACAACCGGGCTGGTCTGCCCGATCAAGTGACAAATGTTTCTTATCCCCAACGGGAAAACTGGCCGTGCTCAATGCCGCCGCTCCCATAGCTCCAGCATCCGCCGTATACGTTCTCCACGTCCTCAATGCCAGCAGGAAGTCCGGCTTTTGCCGCCTCCAGCTGCTCCAGAAATGTCTGCCAGAAGAAATTTGCCAACGTCGGATTTTCCTCCGACAGCAAAAGCCCGGCCAGCCCATAGGGCAGTACGCCGGTACACAGCCGCTCATCCAGTGCGATCTCGTCCGACATCTCCGCAATCTTCGGGCAGACAGGCCGCACGCCAGCAGTGATCTCCTTCGGGTACGTGTCGCTGGCAGGATATGCCCGATCCAAAATGCTGTTCAGCAAGGACGGCGTCCGTAACATGTACTCTTTCGTGTCCGATGTGCTGGTGGACCCGGTGCTCTCGTTCTGCGCGTCCATCAACCGGATCGCAATGTCAAACACGTCCTGTACCGTGTTCAACCCCGCAGGCGCAACCTCCCGGCCGCACGCTGGACAAAACTTCGCGCCCTCCGGCAACTCCGTCCCGCAGTGCGCACAAACATTCACCACGGTTCACCTCCGGTCATCTTCCCGCCGGCTTTCACCTGAAACGTCATCAGGTTTTCAATGCCTTCATCCATGGCACGGCTCCGCCGCGTTTCTTCCGCCGTCAACTCGTCCATGGCCGCCTGGACAGCCTCTTCCTGCCGGGTTTCTTCCTCTCTCCGCATTAAACGGCAGTACATCTGCATATTCATCAAAGCCAGCACCAGAACCATAAACAAAATCGCCCATAGCAAATACTCTGTCATGCCAGCCCCTCCATTACGCCCAATCGCTCTTGTCTACACCGGCCCCCATCTTTACATTGACCGTGACCTCGCTACTGCTTTCAATCTGGTCTCGCTTTCCGCCCAGCCGCTCTTGCTTTAGCAAAAAAATGGCCCGGGATGCCAGCGTTTTGTCCATATATGCCGGATCACTCTCGATCTGCTCTTGTATCCGCAGATAAGCTCGTTCAATCACCCTTTGCAGGTGCGGAGATTGCGTCCCCTTCCACCAGCGGGACATCGTATCAATGTTTACG